GTGTCTGTGCCCCCCTTTCGAGTGACGAACATCACCCCCATTTTCGCTGAATAGTAATGAACATCACATGAATATGTTTGACAAACGAACGTCAGTGTGGTAGGTCGGCGGTAGGGTATATTAATAGGCAGGCCCTTTGTTAGTACAATGGGTCTGCCTATGTTAGGACATTTGTTTGTGTGGTGTAGTTCACGTGTTGTTGGGTTGACTGTCGGAGAACTGTGGTGCATTATTAATACATGAACGGGGCGGGGTTAGCCCGCCGGGAATGGAAGGAATTGAGATGAGATCACAGAGATCTAGAGAGACGCTAAATAGATTTCACCGAGAGTCTCTTTCACAGCAGTCATCATATATTAACCCAAGAATTGTGCACAAACTTAAGATTCTCAATGCCACAATTACGCCTAAGTTGCACACATTTCGGGCTTTAACGCCTGGATATTATGTGGAATGGTTTTATAATCAAGCCACTGCCACATATGTGTATGTTTCAGGTGCCACTAACGGGACAGTGTTCATGGAACAAGGCGACCTTGATGCACTGTGTGGCGAATTTGAGCGAATGTTTGGCTACGACGTATAGGACACACAATGTGGGAAAACATTAATGGCGAACAAATCTGGATTGACAAGGAAATGGGATACGAGGAATATGAACGACACAATTCTGTTGGCAATGATAAAGTTTGTTCTTGTGGTGACGTGCGGCGTCATGGTGATCGGCTTAGCGCGGGTGGGGTTGCTGTCGGTGTCGCTGGGGGTATGATTGCTGCGAAGGTTGTGTCTAGGGTTGGGGGTTGGTTGTTGTGGCTGGCTGGGATTCTCACGTTGATTATGATTTTTATGTGAGAGTTTACTCTAATTGCCTGGTATCGAAACGCCTACTAGTTAAACGATACCTTACCAGCAATCCGAATGTGAGAGTTTTTGTTATTCAAGGAACTGGTCATCGCGTCACAATTACAAGAGCAGATAATGCATACACTCACACATTGAGCGTGCCAGAACATGACGGTGTATATCAGAATGAAGTTTCTACGCCAAGCATCGTCTGCATGGCACTATCACACGATAACTTCATATTGGTTCCCGAAGACATTAACGCGGAGACACTATTTTAGATTCCCGGCTGGACGGGTAATACCAGATCACTGAAATGAAATCAAGCCATACACGAAAGGAATTATCATGGCTGTTATTTACTCTTCTCTCTCCGATGATTTCGCCGGCAAGAAGGCCTTCTTCACTGCTCAGAACTCTGCCGTTTCTTTTAAGGAACTGCGCGGCAAGAAGATTGAGATCAAGGATGTTGTCATTACTGAGGACGATGTGGTTGACACGGATACTGGTGAGGTTGAGACGCGTCGTGCGATTACGGTGATTGACAAGGATGGGAATGCGTTCGGGACTTCGTCTCAGACGGTTGCTGCTCAGATTCAGCGCCTTGTGGATATTCTGGGTGATGTGAAGTCGTGGCCTGAGCCGGTGACTGTTGAGATTGGGTCGGCTAAGTCGGGGCGTGGACGTGAGTACACGACTGTGACGCTGGCCTGAGTGGTCCTGTAGGATACTAGTTGCCCCCTGCCCCTCTAGGGGGCAGGGGGTGATTGGTTTGGTTAAGTCTCATTGGGGTAAGCATTATCGGTCGTTTAAGCGTGGCGCGAAGCGTGTTCGGAATACTGCGTCTGAGATTAGGTCGTTTGTTGGCGGACTTGATTTCAACCCCCTTCCTGACACACTGTCAGAGGAGCAAGACAGGGTCAAGGTTAAGTCGGCGAAGACTGCTGCACGCGAGAGGCATCGCTCCGATTTGGACACCGCGCGTGAGATGCTTCAGGCTGAGCGCGATAGGGCTATTCGGAAGATGTATCGGATGGCTACTAGTGATGATGGCGCCGATATTCGTGGTACTAAGTTTGATCCTTTGGGTAAGTCTAGCGTTGGTAAGGTGACGTTGAAGAATGCGGCGAGGGAACTTGAGCGCCTTAGTGAGTTTAATAATTCTGATAGCGTTTGGTATTATAGCGACCGTAAAGGTAATCCCATTTCTGCTAAGGACGTTCGTCGCTACCGTGATGCTGTGCGACGCTATAATGAGGATATAGATAATTACGAAAAGTCGATATCTGGCACTTCACTCCCCCAATTAGGAGATGCAACTGTTGGGGACTGGATTAGAGATTTCCGACCCAAGAAGACATATCTTTCTGGGGGTTCTCATTACGCGCTTGAGAGAATGAATCCCAATAAGCGCACTGTGAATTTTGAATCTGCCGAAGCAATGCGCGAGAAAACAAATCAAGTGTTGCGCGATATTACCACTAAAGGCAAGGCGAACAAACTTAGTAATGCTAAGAAACAGATTGCGGCAATGTTGGACACAATTGGGGATCCTGAATTGTATGACATTCTCACAGATATCCCCGATGACGTATTGTGGCTAATGTGGACTGTAAATGCTGATTTCGCCAATCAGTTATCCCTTCAATACGAAGCCGCTAAAGAGGGATATTTTGAAAAGCGTCGCGCAGGATACGACTTGTATTACGAGGACGTGGAAGATTCTAATTCTGGAATCAAGAATCTCTTGAAGGAGATTCATTCAATTCAGATTAAACCGGAGGATGATTTTAGTGGTTCGCCAATCAATAAGCGAAAGACCCGGAGGGTCCGTCGCTAGGCGTAGCCATAAAAAGGTCCCTTCGTTTTGTGCGGATTTTGAGACGACTACGGTTGAGGATGATTGCCGCGTATGGTCTTGGGGAATTATTCAGGTAGGTAAACTACAGAATTATGTTGACGGCATTTCGCTTGATGGTTTTATGTCTCACATTGCTGAAAGGGCTGCACATATTTATTTCCACAACCTAGCATTCGATGGCACGTTTATTCTGGATTGGTTGCTTAAACATGGGTATCGGTGGGTTAAGGAGAATCCTGGGGTAAAAGAATTTACTTCACTCATTTCTCGGATGGGGAAGTATTATTCAATTACGGTAGTGTTTGAGACAGGATATCGGGTAGAATTTCGAGACTCATTCAAGAAACTGCCTATGTCTGTTTCAGCAATTGCCAAAGCATTCAATCTGCATGACCAGAAACTAGAGATTGACTATGAGAAACTACGCCCAATAGGATATATTCCCACAGAGCAAGAGAAGCGTTATCAGCGGAATGACGTAGCGATTGTTGCTCAGGCGCTTGAAGTTCAGTTTGAAGAGAAGATGACTAAGTTGACGGCAGGTAGTGATTCGCTGGCAACATATAAGAAGATGACAGGGAAACTGTTTATTAGGCGATTCCCAATTCTCTCACCTGAAATAGATACTGAGATTCGGAAAGCATATCGTGGTGGATTCACATACGCTGACCCACGATACTCAAAGAAACTGAACGGAAAAGGCAGTGTGTATGATGTCAACTCACTTTACCCCTCGGTAATGCGAACAGCACTACTCCCCTACGGAGACCCGATTTACTCTGAGGGCGCACCGAAGACTAATCGTCCGCTTTACATTGCTTCGATAACGTTTACAGCGAAACTCAAACCTAATCATATTCCATGTATCCAGATTAAGAAAAATCTTTCCTTTAATCCCACGCAGTATCTTGAAGAAGTAAATGAGCCAACTACTGTTGTGGCAACAAACATTGATATTGAATTGTGGAAAAAGCATTATGACTTTAAGATTTATTCATGGAACGGCACATTTGAATTTCGAGGTTCACACGGTTTTTTCGACACTTATGTTGACCATTTTATGGAAATTAAGAAAAATAGTACAGGCGGATTAAGGCAAATTGCTAAGTTACATTTGAATAGTCTTTACGGAAAATTTGCCACTAATCCGGATATTACAGGTAAGCACCCCATACTTAAAGATGATCGTGTTTCACTAGTAATGAATGAACCTGAAATGCGCGATCCGGTTTATACGCCAATGGGCGTGTTTATCACGGCTTATGCTCGTAAGAAAACTATTAGTGCGGCACAAGATAATTATGACACATTCGCTTACGCTGACACAGACTCATTACACCTGATCGGTCCTACCACTCCCCCAGAATCGCTGTGGGTCGACCCGGTAGAACTGGGAGCCTGGAAGCACGAGAGTTCTTTCACAAAATCCGTCTACATCAGGGCGAAGCAATATGCGGAAGAAATTGGTGGTAAACTAGACGTACACATTGCAGGAATGCCTCGCAACGTGGCCGCTACGCTAACACTGGATGACATGTTGACTGGTGGCACTTGGAATGGTAAACTGATTCCTGTAAGGGTTCCTGGGGGAACAGTCCTTAAGGACACGACATTCACACTCAAGATTGATTAAGGTTGGTAATCATGGCACGTCCCGTTTCTACTCACGCGACCACTAAGTTCCGTCTCAGCAAGGCTGTTCTTGCGGACCTTGAGGAGATGCACTGGATTCTCCGCAAGGGTGTTTCGCAGATTGTTGAGGAAGCCGTTGTCGAGTATATTGCCAAGAATGCTCCCAAGTCCGCTAAGTGATTTCCGACTAATTGCCAGGAGCAACCTAATGAACTGGGCCTGGCTTAGTTGGGTAGCAGCCCTCGGGATTGCTTTCGGATGATTGGGTATTTATGGTAGGCTAGAAGCACTTGCTTCTAGCCTACCGCTTTAGGAGGAATTATGGCACTAAGTGATGCTGAGAAGAATGCGCTTAAGGGATTAAACCCTGACGGCTCTCCGATGAGCGAGTCGCAGCGCAAGGCCAATAAGGCCAAGGTTGACGCTAAGAATGCGGAGTCAATCAAGCAGGATAAGGCCGAACATGGCGGTCGGTCGCTTACTGAGCGTAGGACTGAGGGTGATCCACAGCAGTCTATGGATGATGCTCAGACTCGAAATAAGGCTGCTCAGAACCTCACCCCTGAACAGAAAAATGAGTCAGGGATGACTGGCAATGACGTATATGATCCGGGCGACTCCGACGGCGACAAGAAAGCCGTCTCCCCCGATGACGGAAACATGCTTGATGGGGCGCCCAAGGACCCTGCGGAGGTGGACCATTTCAAGGACACTAAGGCGGCCTGGAAGCATCTCACGGACGTGTTCGGCGAAAAGGTGTCTGCCTTGCAGGCGGAACTTGAGAATCGTCTTGGTGAGCAGCTTACTCCAACGGATCGAGAGACGGGGAATCCGTTTGCTGGTGACGACGTTCCGGCCTCGAAGGAGATGACACTGGACGATGTGAAGCAAGCTGCTCAGAGCACGAAGGATGATGCTAAGGCGGTGCTCAAAGGTGTTGGCGACGTGGGTGGGGCTGCCGTAGAGTTGGGGGGTACTGCCGCTAAGGATGCGGGTAATGCTATAGTTGATGGTATGGGGATTGACCGTAAGGCGGCAGCGAGCACTGGAAGGACTCTTGCTGGTCTTTCGGGTTTGTTTTCTACTAGCGATTCTGGGAACGACAAGGTTCCCGATTCCAACTGGAAGCCTAAGTCAATTAACGAACTATTTAAGGGGAAGTGACAATGCCACAGTTGCGCGACGACACAACTAACGTTGATATTCTTAATGCTATTCGTTCTGATGCGCGCTACGATTATCAGAACATGGTTCCTGAGGCCACTAAGGCCAATATTCAGGAAACCATTTCGGGGATCATGTCTGACAACATTACTCGAAACGAGTTCATGTCTGCCCTGATTAACCGCATTGGTTCTACCATTGTTCGGGATATTTCCTGGAAGAACCCGCTTGCAGTATTCAAGCAGGGCATGATGAATTTTGGTGACACTATTGAAGAGGTGCACCTTGACTTTATTAAGCCCACCATTTACGAGGAGCAGCGCGACTATCTCGAGCGCGACGTGTTCGGGCAGGCCCCTCCCCCGGCCAAGAGTGCTTTCCACACTCTTAACCGTAAGGAGAAGTTTAAGATCACGGTTAACCGCGACGTTATTCGTAGGGCTTTCCTTTCGGACAATGGTCTTTCTGAGATGATTTCTCAGATCATGTCCGTTGCCGCGTCATCTGACGAGTGGTCGGAGTTCCTGTACATGACCCGACTTTTCAAGACTTACGATGACGCGTTCGGGTTCTTCCGCATGCAGATCGCGGACCTTAATCAGTTTGAGGTTAATAAGGACAAGGTCGACACAGCACTTAAGGCGCTGAGGGTTGCCGCAAATAAAATGCAGTATCCTACACCAGCATTTAATTCCGCTGGTGTGCATTCGTTTGCTCGGCCTGAGGACCTGGTGCTTATTGCTACACCGGAGTTTAAGGCGAACGTCGATGTGACCTCTCTGGCCGCAGCTTTTAACCGTAGTGACGCCGAGGCTCCGTCTCACATCATTACTGTTCCGGGTGAGGTCATGGGGATGGACGACACGTCTGCTATCCTCACCAGCAAGCAGTTCTTCGTTATCAAGGACCTGCTGCTTGAGAACCGGAGCATTTCTAACCCTGAGGGCCTTTATGATAACTACTGGCTGCATCACTGGTCTGTGCTGAGCGCTTCGCCGTTTACTCCGGCTATCGCGTTTGGTACTAAGCAGAACACGATTGTGGTGACGCCTAAGGCTGAGACGAATGCTGAGATTAATGCACTTATCGTGAGTAGGCCGGATGGCACTCAGTCGTCGATCATGCCCCCCGGTGCGGTTCGCCAGGCGTCTATTCAGTGGAAGACGGCGCCCGCGAATAAGGGTTACGCCACTGATTGGTATCTTAAGAACGCTAAGTCTAAGGGAACTAAGATTAGCAACGATGGTGTTCTTACCATCGGCCCTGATGAGCCTGAGGCGTTCCTTACCCTTGGTGTGAATGTTGATACTAAGGGACCGAATGGTAGTAAGCCCGTGAATAAGGAGATTAGTATTCAGGTTAAGAAGTAAACATGACAAGCCAGAACCGGGCGTCCAATGGGCGCCCGGTTCTGCTATACTTGAGTGCGGAGGATGATATGTCTGAGATTTATTCTATGCCCCCTGAGACGCGCGCCGGTTTGTCGTTTGACTATTCTGTGTGGTCTGCCGGCAGTGTTATCACGATGGTTAATGTTCCTTTCGACAATTCTTATCGGGACATTGTCGACTGGAAAGCATACGGTCACACACCTTATGCTTATGTCAAGTCTTTTAACAACCTGCATAAGGTTGAGGTTACTCAGTTGACTTACCTTGCGCAGGGTAAGCCGATTCGTATTCCTACGCCTTTTACTAAGGCGAATCAGTATAACTATGTGATGGTTGAGAACCCGGGCAGGCCCGTTAATTCGGTTGCTTTTGATGGGTATACTCCGTCCGTGTTTTTCTATTTCATCACCAGCATTGACTATATTGCTCCCAACACTACACAGTTGACACTTCAACTTGACGTTTGGACAACCTACTACCAGAAAATCAATTTCGGTCGCAGTTACCTCGAGCGCGGGCATATGGGTATCTGCGCAACCGACTCATTTGACAACTATGGGAAGAACTGGCTTACTCAGCCCGAGGGACTTGATCTTGGTTCTGAGCACCAGATTATGCGGACATACCGAAGACTGTTGGCTGACGTGCTTAATCGGGACTATACGGTAATCGTTACTTCAACAATTAGTTTGGAAAAGGATCTAGGATATGGTGACGCCAGTGACCCTAAGGTTCACATGGCATACCCCAGCACAACTGAGGGACTGCCTAACGGAGTAGCAATTTACGCTAGCACAGTTAATGACTTTAAAAAAGCAATGGGCGGATTACAGTCTTACCCCTGGATTGTGCAAGGAATTGGTTCTATCACGCTAGTTCCTAAGGATGTTGTTGATTTTGGCAGAACGGAAAAAGTTGCTGTGGGACACGGCGACGCTGTTGCTAATTGGAGCGTCATTAAAGATCACCACGTTTATATTAACCGTGACTATTCTCTGAATGATGCTAATTTTAGGGACGAATTGCTTTCCTTGCTTCCGGCAGAGTATCGGCAGTTGAAGAAATTCATTACTTCCCCGTATTGCATTGTTGAGTTGACAACTTATGCTGGCAATCCTGTCGAGTTTCGTCCTGAGTCTATTCGGACGGCCGGCATTAGGATTCAACAATATGCGCATATTGCTCCGCCCAATCCTTCGCTGTTTTTCACGATTAAGGACTATAACACGATTACTGAGTCCGTTATTGTTGAGCGACGGTCGGGTAAGGTGACGAATGAATATGGTGAAGGTTGGGATATGTGCACCGGCTACACAGCATTACCAACTTTTTCTGCTGTTAACAATGCTTCCCTGAACGCACTTGCTGGTTCGGCGCATACAACGGCGGCGCAGATTAATAACGCGAGGTGGCAGCAACAGCGCGCGCAGCGCGCGGCGTCGTCGGCGCGTGACGTCGCTAATGCGGGGATTGCTGCGACTCAGGCCGGCGCCGAGAATAGTATGTGGGGTAATTCGGCGATGGCTGATTCTCAGTCGCGCTACAATAATATGCGGGCTACCGTTCAGGCCGCGCAGGGTGGAATTACTGCTCTGGGTGGTGTGATGGGGCTTAACGGGCAGGCGGCGGGCGCCGGGATTGCTCAGGCTGCTACGGCTGGTGTTAATGCCATGATTTCTAATTCTCAGGCTCAGTCTACTGCGAACATTCAGAATCAGTTGGCTAGTGGCGCTTCACAGATTTCTCAGCAACAGCAAAGGACTGTTCGTGATACGAACTACGAGATGGCCCAGTTTGCTGCGAATGGGGATTATGAAGCGGCTATTGCGTCTATTAATGGCCAGCGCCAGGACATGCAGGTTATTCCGCCGTCTGTCGTCGGTCAGACGTCCGGGTATGTGTCTGCGATGGTTTCTCAGGGCCTTGTGATTGATGCGCGGATTAGGTTCCTTTCACCTAACGCAATGCGCTCGGTCGGTGATTTCTGGCTGCGCTACGGTTATTTAATGAATGTTTGGGTCAAGATGCCCAATAAACTTTCATTGATGACTGAATTCACGTACTGGAAATTGGTTGAGTGTTATTTGGTTGACACGTTCATTCCTGAGGGATTCAAGGCAACTGTTCGTGGTATTTTTGAAAAGGGCGTTACTGTGTGGCGCTCTCCGCAGAGAATTGGTAACACCAACATTAGAAACAATAAGATCGACAAATCAGTTAGGGTGACCCTTGGTGGCTAAAAGAGATTTTGTCAAGCACGGCATTTACAATAAAGTCATGCTTGCACCGGCTTCCTCCTCGGAAGCACGGCAAATGCAGTTGGAGCACATGTACCGTAAGCAATTGATGGGCAAGTGTCTTTCTCGGTTTACTTGGGAGGGGCTGCCCAACGGGATTGATCCTCGGTTCATTGAAGCAACCATTTTCAATAACGGGTACTCGGTTTTCTACTTCGATAGTTTCTTCGAGTTATTCATGGCGATGCCCGCTACAATTTCCGGTCCCCTAGACATTCAGGATAACCCCACGGGATATCGCGTCACAAGAAATGGTGTGTACTCTCGTGAGGTAAAGGCGTCAGAGAGCGTATGTATTTGGGGCAATCAGATTCGCGAGCCCGAGATCGACGTTGTTCTATCATACGCTGCCCGGCTTGCGCAGATTGACAGAACAATCGAAATTGATTTGCTCAACGAACGCAATCCTATGATTGTTGCTTGCTCACAGGACCAACGCCTCACAATTCAGAATCTTATTTCCAAGATTTACGATGGTGAGCCCGTCGTCTGGGGGACCGAGAATCTGAGTATGGATAATCTTGCTAATACCATTGGCGTGTTTCCACTTAATCAGAATGCCGGAACAGGCGCTGTGTCTTCCATTAAGCATATGGAATCTAAGGCCAAGATTTGGGGTGAGGCGCTAACAATGCTTGGGATCATGAACGTCAATTCTGAGAAGCGTGAGCGCATGGTGGTTGAGGAAGCCGCCGCTAATTCAGGGCAGGTGCTTGCGTCTCGGGAGTCTTTCATGAAACCGCGCGAACTTGCCTGCGAACAGATTAATGATATGTTTGGTTTACAGGTTTCCTGTTCCTGGGCTGTTGACGATAATGCAATACCTAATATTAATGACTATCTCACTGCCTCAAATCTAACAACTTACGGAGGGGAAGATGGCACTAACAACGATAATGCTTCGTGACGTTGTCAAGTTAACCAACGACCATATTGGCCTTGATGACTATCCGATTTTCGACGAAGCATATCGCGCAACTCTCAATGATAGGATCAAGAAGACTTACTGGCTTCAAGAGATTGCGCATGAGACAGTAGATATCTTTATCTGGCGACTGTCGCTTAAAATGTCTCTGATTATGCCTCGGTATAATCGGATGTATCTCGCCGAGCTACAGAACACCGACCCCTTGGACGGCAACCGTCACTACAGTCGTACCGGTCAGGACGGTAGGAGCCAGAATTCGGGGATCAATCATCAGACTGGTAGTGGTAGCGGCACTAATAAGTCCAAGGGCCGTACGGTGGGTTCTGACACGCCTCAGACGCGCCTTGCGGGTGATGGGGACTATGCTACGAGCATCAGTGATGCGTCGACGTCTGGTGATACGACGTCTCGTAATGAGTCGGATAGTACGTCATCGTCTACGAGTAATTACACGAATAATCAGAATTCTGAGTCGTGGGGTTATTCGGGTTCTAAGGCGCGGGCTATTGCTGATTATCGCGGCACGCTACTGAATGTTGATGACTTGGTTATCGCTGAACTGAGTGAGTTGTTTATGGGGATTTGGGACGGCGACGCCCCGCATACGCCTGGTGGGCTTTATAACGGGTATAGTTTTGGAATCGGAGGATATTATGGCTACTGGTGACGACATTATCGGCTCCATTGATCGCGCTCTGTGGCGCGTTCAGTCTAGGAATATTAACAATGTAACCCCGTTTACCTATCGCGACGGGCTTACATACACTGACGTGCTTGAGCGAATTCGCAGCAGCGTCATTGACGTTATCGAGTTCGTCAGCAAGTTCGGTGATGAGCAGGACAAGATTATCGCCAAACTTAATGAGACGGTAAACAACTTCATTACTGAGGTTGAAAAAACTCACTCAGGTTGGAATAAAGAACTTGATGCAAAGAAGACCGCACTTGAGTCGCTAATCGAAGACTTCAAGCACCGTCTTATTGACGCCGAATTCCGTGAGGTTGACGGCAATTATATTGAAGCACCACTTAAGTTGCCTGCCGGTAAGAGGGTTACGCTCACGACTAAGGCGTGGGGTGACGCACTTAAGGCTCAGAACACTCAGTTTCAGACGGAGATTCAAGGAAAGCTTGACCAGCAGCGCAGGGATTTCGACAATCGTTTCCCGGCCTATTACACGAAGACTGAGGCTAACAATATCTTCCTCGAGGACCCTAAACTCACTGAGGGCGTTGTCATTGGTTCATCTAATGCCACGATTGAAGCGAGCCGCTGGACTGAAACTCTGTGTCGTGAGTTGGGACTTAACCCCAACGTGTACGCAATTGGTGGTGGGGGGTTTACCTCAACGTCCGACAACAACTTTCTGACGCAGTTGGATAACGCTAAGCAGGGGATGTCTGAGGACAAGCGCCGCAGAACTAAGTACCTGTTCGTGATCGATCTGCTGAATGATATTAGAGCACAGAATTCTGTGGCTGATAAGGCGTCGACCTTTTTCGGGCTTGCACGCCAGTACTTCCCTAACGCGGATATTCGAGTGCTTCCGGTCATCTTTAATGAGTCCTCGCTGAATGAGTATGTTCAGATGGCACGGTCCTGCGTGTCTCGCACATTCGAGGTCATTAATGCGGGCAAGCGTTATGGCGCCGTTGTCTGCGAGGGCTCGCGCACCTGGGTTCACTGGGGCGACGAACAGGCCAAGTCCTGGGACCAGGGGCCTGATAATGTTCACATGACTGCGGCGGGGTACGCACATGTCAAGGAGATGTTTAAGGTTTGGCTCAACGGTGGCTCGAGTTGGTTTAATCCTCCGTCTCATCCTCTGCACCCTTTCTCAACTAGTGCTGTTGTTCACGACAACAACTATCTGGTTTGTGAGCGTGACAGGGATTGGGTGAACATTCAGGGCACCTTTAAGGTTGCGGGAAGTAATGCTGGATATGACACAAAGTTAATGGGACTCCCGGGATGGGCGCGTCCTTACGATGGTGTTAGTTCCACAATTATTGGAAATGACAGGACATACAAATACATTTATGTTCCTAAAACCAATGGAATCTATGTGGGAGACATTCTCTCCGCAAATCAGACCTACCAGGTAAACATGACTTATAAAATCTGGTAGTTGCATGCGAGTAGCCTGCCCCGATACAATCGGGGCAGGCTATTCAATTGGAGGAATCATGGCATGGGACGCCACAGCAAAGAAAGTCGCCATTAAGGCTATCGGCCAGGTTGAGTCGTCTATGGATTACTCTGCAATCAACTACAATGACCCGATTACCGTGGGGATTGCTCAGTGGTATGGTACGCGTGCTGCGGCGATTCTCAACAGAATGCGTGGCGCTCACGCTGCGGAGTATGCACGTGTTGATGGTGGTTTCAGGTCCCGGCTCGAATCTGTTCCCGAGTCTGACTCATCTTGGAACACCTACTATCTTTCTCGCGGCGTCGGTGACAGCCTCAAACCGTTGCTTAATGCAAGTAAGGACATTCAGGGTGACCAGATTGTCAAGGACCTTGAAAACTATTTCAGTGTTGCTAAACAATATGGGGTTAATCCTGACACTGACACCGACGCTTTTATTCTGTGGTGTGTTGCCTACCACCAGGGACCGCGATATGCGATGCAGGTAGCAAACAACTACGGTGGCGGCGGCCTTAGTGAAATGTATTCCGACATTATGGCTAATAGTGTTCTTGGGCGTTACGGCAATAGGTATTCACAAGCTAAAAACATAATTGCTGGCAAGGACACTAGCGGCGTCGGTGAAGGTGGCATTAGTGCAAGCACGCCCGGTAATGGTGGGAGCGTTGGACAGAACACGCAGACAGTAAACGTGTCTGGCGGAAAACTAATTATTAGTGCTGACGACTCTGGAATCCTTACTCTACGATCAAAGTTCGGTAATTATCAAATGTACTCCCACGGACACAATCTATGGGAAGTAAATCTCAAAGATATCGAAGAGAAAATCATTAGGCAAACCCCGCAGGCGAACGCTGGTGGGGGAGGCGGCGGAGGGGGCGCCCCTGCCCCGGGCGGTTCAGGCAAGGGCGCGGCGGCGCTCGCATGGGTCATGGCCCGATTGGGCAAGTTCGCCTACTGTCAGTGTCCTGGCCGTCAGGACCCCGACAACTCGGGTATCACAGACTGCTCCGGATTGATGTATGCGGCCTACAAGGCCACCAGCGGCACGTTCGTGGGCACTTGGACGGGTGACCAGTACTTCCGCGGGGCTGAGCCGTTCCCGCGCCGTGGTGGGGCTATGACGGCCGCTGAGCGTGCGCAGCTGCGGCCGGGGGACATGATCGTTATGGCGTGGAAGTCGACAGGTAGTTACTATCCCGAGACGGATCATGTGGAAATGGTGGTAGACTCAAACACTCTTGTGGGGCATGGCGGCAATCCCTATTATGGCCCAGTAACTAAATCTATTGATATTCTCGCCGGTACTCGCTGGTGGACGGTAAGGCGCCACGAATGAAAAAGAAATTTTCCTACTATAGTTTTTCCAAAGTACTCTCCTATGCGGGAGTGTTTAACATGGTTATGGGTGCTCGTGGTCTCGGAAAGACGTATGGTGCCAAGAAAATTGTTATTAAGAATGCTATCAATAAGGGACAGCAATTCATTTATCTTCGTCGGTATAAGACGGAACTCAAGGGGCGCAACAGTTTCTTCGCAGACATTCAGCACGAATTTCCCGATGAGGAATTCCGTGTAGAAGGACAGTATGCGCAGCGTAAGGTTGGTAAGAAATGGGAAACCATTGGATATTTCATTCCCCTTTCCACTGCGCAGGCGAATAAGTCGATTGCCTATCCGAATGTGTACACGATTATCTTTGATGAATTCATCATTGATAAAGGTTCTCTAAGATATCTCCCTGACGAGGCAAAGGTCTTTATGGACTTTTATTCAACGGTAGACCGCTATCAGGACCGCGTGCGTTGCCTTATGCTTTCCAACGCGGTTAGCATTATGAACCCTTATTTTATTCGATTCCACATAGAACCGAAAGAGGGAATTAGTCGTCACGCCGATGGTTTCATTGTCACAGATTTCGTCAACAGTGAGCAATTCCAGTCGGAAGTGGCGCACACTCGCTTTGGTTCATTCATCACGAACTACGCTGAGGACTATGCCGACTACTCCATCTCGAATAAGTTTGCAGACAACTATGACGACTTCGTCATGAAAAAGACGGGGAAAGCCAAATACGCATTCTCCCTCCGCTGCCCTGACGGTGAGGTCTCCATATGGATCGACGGCGGGACATGGTTCGCCCAGCGTCGCCAGCCTCGCGGGGATAGGGTAAGATGGGCCTATAAGGTCACTGACCTGCGGGAGGGGGAGCGGCTGCTCATGTACGGGGACAAGGTGCTCAGCATCATGCGAAGCACATACCGAAAAGGACGCCTGTTTTCTGATTCTCCCGAAACCAGGAACCTCTTTGCTGAAATCTTTGTCCGATGATACACATTAACCCCACCACAATTGACGTCGCCCTAATTCTAGGCGTCATATCCCTGATAACAATTGCAGGAAGATTCATTTATCGTGTCACACGATTCATGGATCATTTAGCAGCAATGTTAGATGCATGGGACGGAAAAGACGGGACGCCTAGCGTTCTGGATAGGCTTGAAGATATTGAAGACAAATTAAAAGACGTGCAATATCATGTCAAGCCAAATCACGGCGGCTCAAGCGTAGACGCGCAGAACCGTCAACTAAGAGAAATCATTTCCTACCTCAAGGAGAAAAACAATGGGTGAGCACGAGTCCCCCAAGCCCCCCTTCATCCCCGACGCATACCGGCTGTGGATTTACACCGTCTGCGTTGGCGTTCTCGTGTGCCTCGGTGTGTGGGGAGTTATTGACGGTGACAAGATTTCCGCCCTGAATTTCCTGTTTGCCGCATTCTTCGGTGTTGCCGCAAGCAACACTCCGCGAGGAAAGGCGTCCTAATGGTAGTGCGCGCAGACATTATCTCCGCCGCGCAATCCGAAATCGGATACTCCCGATGGGCCGATGAAGAGGCAGGCACCAAGTACGGGCGCTGGTATGCCCAGGCAACCGGATCACCTAGCTTCGGTGCAAGCGGCGTCCCCTACTGCGACATGTTCGTGTCCTATGTCCTAGCAAAGGTCGGAATCAACTGGCTCAGCGCCTACGTCCCCGGGCGTGAGGCACAGGCCCGTCAGCGCGGCGTCCTCATTGACAAGTGGGACGTGCGTCCCGGCGACCTCATCACCTTCGATTTCGACGGTATTGGAATTGCCCAGCACATTGGGATAGTGGAACAGCCCCCGAACTCTGCGGGTGTTTTCTACAGCATTGACGGAAACACCACATGGGGAATCGGTGGGCCCCAGGACAATGGGGGTGTAGTCGCTCGCCGCGAGCGTCACATGGACAGTGCCCGCTATGGAATTCGTGTTGTCAACGATAACTCAGCCATTACCAGCGGCGGCAATATCAAAGACATTCAGCGAATTCTCGGTGCTGTACAGGACAACATCCTCGGCGTCGACACCGAAAAGCGCATGTGCGCCGTCATTAAGGCCAGCAGCTGGGGCGGGCGCGAATTCCCCTGGGGCGTCGCCTACACACAGCAAGTCGTCGGAACTACCCCCGACGGAATCTGGGGCGACGCCAGTGAAGCCGCACATGACCGCGTAATCGAGTCCCTACAGGGCGCCCTAGGCGTCGCCATCGACGGCATATGGGGCCCCGAGACCTGGGCCGCCTGGGAGCGACTAGCACGCACTGCGGAACGCCCATAATAAACAGTTAATCCCCGGAAGGAACCAACCACTTCCGGGGATTAACTATGTCCTCACATATCAAGTGCTGTCAAATCAACTCCAATCGACTCGAGACAATCATAATAGAATTTGCGGCATTTCTCTGCTCCGTTGTGTCCAAAACGCTTAATAGTGTTTTGTCCTGACAACTTATCTGAAAACGCTACGCGATTATCAGGCCAGCCATAAACATCGAGACGGTAATCGTCTCCGTCAATCAGAATGCGATCACACCTAACCACGATATTGTATCCAGGAAGTTGGTCTACCAGATTAAGTTTCTTGGCGAATTCCCTGAAATGGTACATTAATCATTATCTCCGTCTCCAACAATTTCAATATACTGTTTAAGAATCTCTTCTACTTCATCCCTGGTTGCGGGTTTGCCGTCAATGAACCAAGAATTGTTGAATAAAATATTGGGTTGATCTTTCATTAAAGTGCTCCCATGCTTTCTAGTCCGAGTAATAGCAGTGATAGATTGCGTTCGTCTAGTCTTTCGTAATAATTAATCACCCCACTTTCTGTTTCAAACGGATTCCAAATTTCCATACAATAATCACTAATCAGACGAAATGCAGTATGCCCACAATAAAGAATATTCGCACCACCAGGCGTATAACACTCCCGCATACCATGCGCCCGCAATAGACGCTTAACCTTAGGCGTCGAAGTACCCCTAATCGTCGTCACCTGAACCACGATTCCCCAACGCCAACTTAACCAGCACCCCCACAGTCTCAGGACCCTCCCCAACATTGCTGTGCTTCAAGTACCACTTCGAATCGCCCGTGCGCTCAAGAATTATCTGCATCATTATCTTCCTTGTCTGTGTCAACGATGAAACTAGTAATTGCCTGAAATGCGTAAACTGTCTCGCTCGTCTCGCTGACAAGATGAAGTTTCTTATTCTTATAAATCACAATCCAAGATACAAGTGATTCAACTGGCCTAACACTTAGCGCAATACTAGGTGTCTTGACTATAATAGGATTTCCTTCAACCGCATATCCGACTACGCCATTAATTAGCCATTTAAGCGCATTATTCATGTTTTCTTACCTCGCCATTTCAATTCCTGTTTCGCTTGAAATTATATTATCAATCGAAATTATGTGGTACTCCTTCGTACCATTCTTCCAATAATGAATGCGATTAGTGTCAGAATAATAAGCAATATGATATCCCTTCAATAATGCATTAGTAATAAAATTAGAAACCTTCCAATAGGTGAGGGTGACAAAACCGTCCCCCTCACCATGATGCGACCTACGCCTCACAACCGATCACCAAACCAAGCCAACAACTCCCACTGAGAACCAAACCACCACACCTCACCATCACGACGAACCTCCCACTTCCGAGAACCGTGACGCACCACCAAGTACTCATCACCGCCGTAGGACACAACACCCTTAGTCCCCATCTTCCAAGTCCTCACGCTGTAACCAGCGCTCTCGTAGAACTTAGCAGCGCCTTTGCCAACCAGGTTTCTCAGCATGTCTTCCATGTCAGTTCCTTCCATTCCCGGCGGGCTAACCCCGCCCCGTTCATGTATTAATAATG